TTTATAGCTAAGAATAATTTATATTTAACAATATCAAAATGGGAGAATTAAAACCAATAGGAAGTGAGAAATTAAAAGGAGATGAGAAGCTAAAAAGAATTCTCGAACTCACATATTATAAACCAACAGATGAATCCGCAAAAACATCTGAAGTTATTAAGGAATCAACCACTGGCGTTTACGGCATCGTCAAAGAAAAAGATGGATACTATGTAAAGAGAGGTCTTAACGAAAATTCATTGGATTACATTGGTGGTCTATATATGAAAAATAAAAATAGATTCTCATCATATGGCGAGGCTTTCAAGAAACTTCAGTTCTTAACTGAACAAGATAATCTACAGGAAGCCACAAAATATATTTTGAAGCGTCCAGCGCCTCCAACTCCCGCGCCAGCGCCACAAGCTGAAGCACCAGCTCCAATGCCAACAAATGATCCGGCGACCCCTTCAGCAACCCCTGATCCCACATCAATGGATACGGGCGATGCTGGCACTCCTCCACCAACAGGTGGAGAAGATGATTTAAGCGGTGAAAACGGCTCAGAAGGCGCTCCCGAAGATCCGGTAAAAATTATTCAAACAAAAACCGGAAAACTTACACAGAAATTATCCCAATTTAAAGACGATTTAAAAAGTGAAGATATTAAGTATGTCCTTAATATGGTTCTGGGTGCTGTTGACCTTGATAAAATGGATGAAAAAGACAAAGATGCGATTCTTTCCAAACTTGAAGGCGATGAAAATGGAGAAGGCGGAGAAGGCGAAGGTGGAGAAGAAGATCTTCCGCCAATGAATGATATGGCGAAACAAACAGCAGAAGATTCTGGTGGAATGGGGTCATCACAGGTTGGGGGAATTGGCGATGGGGATACTGACGACGAAACCGGCGGAATTGATCCTATGGATTCGTTAGAGGAATTAATTAATAATCCATTTGAAGATGACGACTTTACTCCTTATGATGATGAGGACGATGAAGAAGTTTTTGATTTGGGACCCGAAGACTATAAGGCAACAAAAACTGCTCAACACGATATTTCAAAAGAAAGAGAAGGAATGGATGATGATACTGAAGATGACGATGTTGAATATGGCCGTCGTGATGCTGGTGATGAAGAAGTTGATGAAATGGGGTCTGGTGACGATTTAGTAGATCCGAATAATTTTGGGAATGGCGAAACAACACGAGAACCTGGTGATGATATAAAAGAACTTGATATTGACGAATTAAATGATATAGTCACTACGAGTGTAAAAGAAACATTAAGTAAATATTTTAGTGAATAATGTTTTTGTTATATATCAACGAGCTTGGAAGAGATTATAAGTCACAGAGACAATATGAATTTATTTTTGGAAAAGAACTCATATCTGCTTATAATGATAACGAAGAATTAGAACTGGAAAACGAATGGTTTATAATTCCCTCATCTGGAAGATCTTTTCCCCCTCAACTTGAGGTGATAGATTTGGTGGGACTTTTAAAGAATTCAGATTTGGAATTAGAACTTGTTCAAAATTCTGATTATTTTGGGATGATTGATGCGGTGGAGGGAATTGTGGCATTGGGTTGGGAGAAGTACGATATGGAAAAGAACGAGAAATTTCCAAGAATTTGTTTTCATTTTGGGGAAGAAGTTGAAAGCGTAACTGAAAAATTGATGACAAAAGGACTTAGATTAATAAATGACGAAATAAAATATAAACTTCCATGAAGAGAAAAGATTTAATAACAAAACTAGTAAAAGAAGGTCTGACCGAAAAAACGCTAGTTAATATGAGCGATAAACAGCTTAGGATGTTGGCTGAAAGAATTCTTAAAGAGCAATATAGCACATACACAACAGCATCAACCCAAACACCATCGGCTACCTCACCATCTATTCTTAATATACCGAGAACAGATCAGGCTAGCATCAATACAGCAAAACAACAAAAGAAAACTTTTGCAACATATGAAGGCGAAATGAAAGAAGGCGAAAAATCTAAAAAACATGTGCATCCTAAAGACAAAGCTCAACATAATAAGGATATGGAAAAATTTGAAGACAAAAAGAAAAAACATTCCGAAGTAAAAGAAGATCTGAAATTGGGCGCCGAGAAAAAAGAATATAGCGATAAAGATAAAGCTATTGCTGCTGCTAATATGAAAATTAGGGCGGCCATTAAAGATGGTAAAGATTATGGCGATTACACAAGATTAATCAAGAAATTGAATAGTGATAAACTTCCTGAAAGTACTCAAAAAATAATTGATGGAAAAAAAGATATAAAAGAATGGGTTGATAAAGTTGTCCAAAAAAATGTCGTTCCATTTACATCAAAAAACGAAATCATGGAGTTAATCAATATTAAATTGACCGAACAAACAAAACCATGGGAAGATGATGATAGCGATGTCGATGTTATGGACGCTGGACAAGGAGCACCACAACACGCGCCAATGCCAAAAGAAACAGAAATCGAACCAGATGTTGTTCCAAAAGAGCCAAAAACACATCCAGGCGTTGACCCCGATGATCCTTTTAGAGATCCACATCCAGGAATTGATCCGGGCCCAAAAGCAAGAAACAAAGAAAAAATTTCAGCAAGAGAAGCGAAAGATAAGATCATCGCATTGATGAAACAAATGCTACAGTAATATGTCAAAAAAACTCAAAGAACAAATAGACTACGGTAACTATCCTGAGAGAATGGACCCTGGCACAGAAAGAACGCTAGGTAATCCAGAAAAAAACCTTTATGGCACAAACCCCGCAATGCCTGGCGGCACACAGGATGTACAGAGATTAGCATCGGATAGATTTAAAAAAGTTGTTGACAAATTAAGGTCAGCAATAAATCAGCCTGATCTTACTCCCGATCATGTGCAAGGAATGATAATGCAAGAATTCGCCACAGCAGTAGTCAGAGCTAAAGAAATTGAACTTCGTTTCAAAGAAGAATTAGAAGAATTAGCTGTTACGGCAAGTCTTAAAATTACGGAAACTCCTGAAGGTAGATATAACATAGATGCTAAATTAACAGATAATGGCGTAACAGAAATAGATCCCGAAAAATTTCAACTTAGACCTAAACCCAAACCTAATTTTGATAATCCGCAAAATCAAGAAGGAGGCGAAGAAGGCAATCAACCTAATAATCAAGGCGGAGAAGATGATAGATTTAATCCCAATGTTTTAACGAGAAACGAGAAGTTCGATTTAGAAATACAAAAAAGAAATATTATAAATGGAATTATACAGGGGGCATCTAAAAAAGGACATTATATATTTCAAAATCCCGAAATAAAAGTAAAATTAGATGAAATGGACCCTCGTCTTTATGGATATTATTTAAAATTAATGGCCATAAATGACTATTTTTATTTTACAATAGGCGAACTAATTGATAGAGCATCGGAAGTTGGCGCTGGCATTGGAGGCAGAGAAGATCTTACAGGCAATAGACCCGAAGGCCAAACTGGTGATGAAGAAGGAGGCGGAGAAGAAGGTGGAGAAGAAGGTGGAGAAGAAATGCAAGGACATGAAGTTAATGAACATAATATTGGCGCTCGAGCCGTTTTATTTCCAATTTTATGCCATGAAGTAATAAAAGGTATTGAAGAAGCACTCGGTAAATTTGGATATTCTGATGAACCAGATATCGCAAACGCAGTAATTGGCCAATCTGATATATTATCTAATGAAGGAATGCAATTAAGAATTGGTCCTGAACTTGTTGACCGTATTAGGGGATGTTTACCTGACGATATGTTTAATGAAGAAAATTATGGAATAAAACCATTCTTCTATAAAATACTTTATGAAATATCCCCAAAACCGTTTCTTGATCTTATTGGTAAAGTCGTTTCTCAAGATGAAAGAGATAAAACAATTGCCAAAAATTTATTTAGGAGAATATTCGATCAAGCCAAACAAATGAAACAAAGATACGACGCAAAAAGAGCAGCACCCCGACAAGCACCACCGCCCGATGATGAGGGATTAAACGACATTCTCAGGAATCTAGGAATCGGAAACCCCAACTAATCATAACGAAAACTGGATTTAAGTCCAGTTTTTTGTATTTATAGGTATGAGTACAAAAATTGAACAGCTTAAAGAATATGCTCGTATCATTAGAGATACACCATATGCGTTAAAAACATATCTTCAGACTTATGATAATACTCAATCGAAATTTGTTCCTTTGGATCTATTTCCTGATCAAATTCAATTAATAAAAGATTACGAGGATTATAATGAAAATATAACAAGAAAATATCGTCAGGCTGGGGTTACAACAGTTACGGCCGCATGGATATCAAAAAAATTACAAATAGCTAAAAAAGAACAACCTGAGAAGGTTTTAATTGTCGCCAACAAGAGAGATACCGCAATTGAAATGGCCAATAAAATCAGGGGATTTCTTGAACAATGGCCAGATTGGATTAATGTGGGATTCTCTCAGATGAAAAACTCCGAAAGCCGATTTAGAATGAATAACGGATGTGAAGTAAAAGCCGTTGCAACATCTAAAGACGCACTTCGTGGTTACACACCAACAATCTTAATCTTTGACGAGGCGGCTTACATCGAAGCGGGAGAAGATTTCTGGGCAGCATCCATGGCATCTCTTTCAACAGGTGGTAAGATCATTCTGATCAGTACTCCAAATGGATTTGATCCAATTTATTATAGCGTTTATGATCAATCTGTTCGCGGCACAAATAACTTCCATATTACAGAATTAAAATGGTATAATGATCCACGATATGCAAAAGATGTCGTATGGAAAAAAGTTGATGATATTATTCATTATATGTTAAATAGAGAATTGTATAAAGATGAAGAAATTACTTTGACCGGCGTTGATAAAAGTGAATATAATAAAATATTAGAACAAGGATACAAGCCATATTCTCCGTGGTTTGAAACTATGGTTAAAAAACTAAAATACGATAAAAGAAAAATTAATCAGGAAATTGATGCGTCATTTCTTGGATCGGGTGATAATGTTATTCCGACAGAAATAATTGAAAGAATTATTAAAAATGATGTTAGAATTCCATATGAGAAATTTATGTTGGGAACACTTTGGCAATGGAAAGAGCCAATTATTGACCATCGTTATATAATGGGGGTCGATGTTTCAAGAGGAGATAGTGAAGACTTTTCAGCTATTAATATCATTGATTTTGATGCCATAGATGAAACAGGACAAGTCGGGGAACAAGTCGTTGAATATATAGGAAAAATGCCGCCAGACGATTTGGCAAGCGTTGCATTTAAATGGGGAACACTATTTAAAGCGTTCATCGTGGTTGATATAACTGGTGGCATGGGCGTTGCTACATCAAGAAAACTTCAAGAACTTGGATATAAAGATCTGTATATTGATGGAATTAATAGTCAAAATATATGGGCGTTTGATGCTAAACTACAAGATAAAATTCCTGGTATAAACTTTAATAATAAACGAACACAGATTGTTGCATCTCTTGAAGAAAGATTAAGACACGGCTTTAAAGTCCGATCTATGAGATTGACCAATGAATTTAATACATTTGTTTTTATTAATGGTAGACCGGATCATATGAAGGGATCACATGATGATGCAATTATGAGTATATCGATGGCATTATACATTGCCGATATTTGTTTCGCTCAATTACACAGGGCTGACGCCCAAAATAAAGCAATGATGGAATCATGGTCATTATCAGAAAGAACATACGATCCCAATAAATCGTTATATTCTTATGGTAAAGCGTTTGATCCATTTGGAGCAATAGATGTAAATACAAATCTGCCGGTAGATAATCCATTATTTCAGAATTACATAATGAAAGAAAGAAAAAACCAATATAGAGATTACGCATGGCTATTTGGAAACATAGACAAACGCAAATAGACTTTCAAATTATAAAAAAAATCTTTATATTATAATTAATATTTATATACATGGAAAGACAACCTTTAACAATTTATCAAAAACTAACAAAAACGTTTGGTTTTCAGGGATCAACGAAGAAACAGCCTGCTTTTGAATTTGATAAAGACGAATTACTAAAAACAAATAGTAGAACAGATTATGAGAAAGCTAGACTACAGGCTCAACAAACTCAATATATTGCAGATAAGTGGTCAAAACTTGATATGTCACTTTATAATCAATCTGTTTATTACGAACCTAACAGATTATCAGCATACTATGATTTTGAAAGTATGGAATTTACACCCGAAGTATCGGCAGCGTTGGATATTTATTCTGAAGAATCTACAACTAAATCAGAAAAGGGACAAATTTTAACGATACAGTCCGATTCAAAAAGAATTAAGCACATATTAGATGATCTGTTTTATAATGTCTTGGATGTGAATACCAATTTACAAATGTGGACCAGGGGTATGTGTAAATATGGAGATAACTTCGTTTATTTAAAAATAGATCCCGGCAAGGGCATCATTGGATGCCAGCAATTACCAAACATCGAAGTTGAAAGACTTGAAGGCGCGAGACAATCAACCCCAAATCAGAGTGACAGAGTTGGTAGTAGATTTCCAACTAGAGAATTAAGATTCACATGGAAAAATAAAGATATGGAATTCCAGGCATGGGAAATTGCGCATTTTAGAATTTTGGGCGACGATCGCAAGTTGCCCTATGGAACTTGTTTAAAATCAGATAGTTATATTAAAACAGAAGAAGGATATAAACAAATAAAAGATGTTCAAATTAATGACATTGTTTATAGTTTTG